AGATACAAACTCCCACCTACACAGACAGCCCATTTAAGCAGCTGTTGAAGAACTTCCCCTCAGTAGTACTAAAGAACATCTATAGACAAGACGAAGGTAGTGGTATCTTTCTTAATGGTACTCGTATCGTTAAGGGACAGATGCCAACTAAGACACAAGACTTCGACCTACAGTGGACCGACAAACCTGTTGTATCCATAGAGGAGATGGTGTATAATGACGCAACTCGATGGGGTAGAATTGATCGTCAAATCATTGTACCTGGAAACAAAGGATGGGTTGGGACGTATGAACTTAATCAACGCATCCAACTTATTGTTAATCCAGACAGCGAAGGAGCTTTCGATCCAGTACGGCACAAGTGGCAAGTTAATAATAAAATTACACTTGGTGTCGGAGACAAAGTTGTCTGCACCGATAATTGCTATGATCTTCGAGATTTCTTTGAGCGATTTGGGGAGTTTAAAGATGACGGCTCTCCAGTTGGTTCGAGCTATATACCGTGTCCCGATACGTGTATGATGCTGAATGGTGAAACAGGTATCATTACGGAGATCGACAGTGAGGCTACTCATATTGATTTTGGTGATCGTACTGTTGCTGTTCCTCATTCGATACACGAATATAACCCTAGGGCGAATGTAGTCTATCAGATTAACTACATTAAATCTATCGACTTAGGCTACGTACTAACGACGCACAAGTGTCAGGGTAGTGAGTTCAAGGAGATCGCTTACGTGCTGAACAAATCGAATAAGTGGATACAGTCGAGGCGGAACTTCTACACGGCCGTGACTAGAGCACGTAATAAGGTCACGGTCATTAGTGACCGAACGTCGGTCGGATACAGTTTATGGAGCTTAAAGTGATGACAACTAGTGGAGCGGCTGCGCCGCGCGATTATATGATCGTAGTGTTGAATGGACCGCCACGAAGTGGTAAAGATAGTATTGCTAACTACTTACAACAGGAGGGTCATCCTTATACGGAGATAGCACAGCGTAACGTGATGGTCATGCATAACAAGGCGTCCCATCCGATGAAGCATTTCCTTATGGAGTGCTTCGGTGTGTCTCAGTATGATCTCGAAGATAAGAAAGACCAGCCGAATGTCTTACCAAATCAAGTCACTGTTCGACAGGCTCAGATCAATATGTTCCGAGACTTTCTCGAACCTACATTCGGACCCGAAGTACTCGGTTATCTTCTGGGTAAACGCATCACTGCTGATCTTAGTCGTCATTTTAGCTATTTCCCTGATACTTTCCCACTATTCGTGATATCGGACTGTGGTAGGACTGCTGAGTTCCTTGAGTTGTGTAAGCAGCACAACGGTCATGTGTGTCTATTGTATCTAGTTAGACCGGGATACAATTACGACGGTGACATTAGAGAAACGATACGCGAAGTGCCTCCGAATGTGAGGCATAAGGTGATCTTCAACAATGGCTCTATCAGCCAGCTATACGTTCTCGCAACAATGACTATTGTAGGATGGATAGACAGTCATGTTAATGGTAAACAATACGGCGACACTGACGCAGGAGTTCCTAGCGAGGGCTAGTACATTAGGACTACACGTTGACTGTCCTCCTGATGGACTGTTCACGGCCGAACTAGCCGTCGTCGCTGAGGCCCCTGGCACGAGAGAAGTGAATATGAAAGTCCCGCTCGTCGGTGGGAGTGGGCAATTACTATGGAGTACATTGAAGAAGCATAACCTTACTCGGAGAGACGTATATGTCACAAACGTCTGCAAGAGACAGTTGGCGTTTGGTGGTGCTGAGTCCACGGAGAAAGTCAAGATACACAAGAACGAACTCGATCATTGGGTGGCGATGCTCAAGTGGGAGCTTGCATGTTTACCTAACCTTAAATATGTCCTTGTGTGTGGGAACATGGCGCTTGAAGCTCTGTGTGGTAAGAAGGGAATATCTAAATGGCGTGGATCGGTCCTCGACTTTGAAATTGTCTCTCTCGCAGATAGTCAGCCTCGGACGTACAAAGCCATCTGCACTTTCAATCCGGCGATGGTTCTGCGTGAACCCAAGACCGAGATAACCTTTGCTATGGACTGTGGTCGTATCCCGATAGTCATGTCGGGGAAATGGAGGAAGTATGAGATCAACGGGGAGGTACTGACGGACTATCGTCAAGCGATGGAGAAGATCGATGTTATCCACAAGCTCAATGAGCCGATCAGCTTCGACATTGAAAGCGGCGGTGGAGAGACAGCGTGTATCGGATTGGCCTGGACTAGAAACGACGGCGTATGTATTCCGTTTAGGGGAATACGAGGTGAGCCTTACTTCACTCTCGAAGAAGAGGTTAACATTCGCCTGCGGTTGCAAAGACTGTTCGCCGACACGGAGAAAAGGTTCGTCGCCCAGAATGCTAACTTCGATATGTATTGGCTCTGGATTAAGGACAAAATCAGGGTGCATAAGGCTTGGTTCGATACTATGCTGGCGCACCACTGTCTTTATCCCGCTATGCCCCATGACCTTGGATATCTTTGTACGCAATACACGACGCATCCGTATTACAAGGATGAGAGAGTCGAATGGCGTGATAAGGGTGACATTGACTTGTTCTGGAATTACAACATCACCGATGTTTGCATTACTCGTGCGGTACAAGAGCGACTTGCCGTCGAGCTACGCCAGCAAGACTTAGAGAAATTCTTCTATGAACACATAATGCGTCTTCAGCACCACTTAGTGCGAATGACCGTAGGTGGAGTAAAGATCGATGCCGACCTTAAAAACAAGATTGCGACGGAACTTGGTGAAGATGTTGCGGCACTCTTGCGAGGGTTTCACGCACGAGCGAAGGAAGCTACAGGAGATGATACATTCGCACCCAATCCTAGCTCGTACAAAGACAACACAGAACTCTACTTCCAGCGATTACGTCTTGTCGGACGCGGAACGTCTACTGATGCTGCAAATAGAAAGAGAATGTTTGACCACCCTCGTACATCTGAACAATCTAAAGCAGTTCTTAGGTCTCACGACATTTGGGCAAAAGAACACAAGTTCCTCTCGACCTATGCGGAAAGCGAAATCGACGAAGATCAAAGAATGCGGTGCGAGTGGAGACAAACAGGAACTCAAGCCGCCCCAGGTCGTCTCTCTTCGGCCAAGACGCTCATCGGAAGTGGAATGAACTTACAAAATCAGCCGTCACGAGCGAAGCAAATGTTCATCGCTGATGACGGCTACTGTTTCGTGTACTTCGACTTAAGCCAAGCAGAGGCCCGCTACGTGGCGTGGGAGGCTGGCATCGTCCATTGGAAGAGGGACTTCGAGCAAGCCCGAATTGACGGGAACTTTGATTGTCATAGATCGCTCGCAGCCTCCATGTTCAACGTACCGTATGACGATGTTCCGACCAACGATGAAGATGCAGAGGGGAATAAAACCATAAGGTTCATTGCCAAGAGATGCAGACATGGCTTGAATTACCGCATGGCTCCCGACCGTTTGGCCGAGACGACCGGCCTCCCGATCCACAAGGCTCATGAGTCCTACATCCTGTACCATCGTCTTACTCCCGAACTGCGTAAGTGGTGGGCCTCTCTGGCGAGAGAAGTCAAAGAGACACGAGTCTTATATAACGCATTTGGACGGAGACTCAAGATCATGGAGCGGCTGACTGATGAGGCGATGGAAAGTATAGTGGCGTTCAAGCCTCAGAGTACGATTGGTGATAAGGTAAGTCAGGTCATCTACCAGTGCCACGACGACGACAGGTGGCCCCAGGACGCGAGGATATGCCTCAACGTACACGACGCGCTGATTGGCCTAGCCCCCATCTCGAAGGCCAAGACGTGCCTTGCTATCATGAAGGAGTGGGCCGAGACACCGATCATGGTGCAAGGGGAGCCGATGATCATACCGGCTGATCTCGGTATGTCACAGCCCGATGAGAAAGGTGTCCATCGGTGGAGTACAATAAAGAAGATCAAAGCGTTGTAAGTGGGTGAGATCAATGTTTAGTGCGCAATAGTGCGCGGAGGACTAACATGTATAAAGATGGAACGATCAACGATAAGACTGAACTGCACAACGACTTCGACATCTATGCTATCGATGCACAGAAGACGGCACTCTATCCGAGTGAGAAGGCACTCGAATATCTTGCACTCGGTCTAAGTGGCGAAGCGGGGGAGATCGCGAACAAGGTTAAGATGATCCTGAGAGGCGACTATGAAAACAAGGGGGCCTTACAGTGGGACATTGTACGTGCTGATCTACTTGGCGAGTGTGGCGATGTGCTTTGGTATCTTAGTCAGCTCGTTCTGGTACTTGACGGGCGGCTGAGTGAAGTGGCTAGTGAGAACATTGCGAAGCTAAGACGTAGGTATACCGAAGGAACGATCAAGGGTACAGGAGATAAGAGATGATGGACACTATATTCATACTACGAGAGCCTGGTAATCATCATCAAATTGATAATCGACCACTAGACATACTACCAGATACAGGTGAGTTCGTTTCTCTAGATGGCGAAACTTACTATATAGTTCATTCTATACATCACGACCTATTCGGCATGTTAATATACATACATCTGGACCCACTAGGAGATAAGAGATGAAACTCCCGGTCCCGAAGGATAGCTACATTGCGTACTATATGGAGCATCTTAAAGATCAAGAGACTCCCGCATTGTATGACTTCTGGACTGCGTTATGGACTATAGGGGCCGCGGTTGGTCGTGAGTGTTTCATTGATCGACCGCGTGCTCCCGTGTTCCTTAACTGGTACATTATCATATGTGCGGAGAGCGGTATCACGAGGAAGAGTACCGCTGTCTCCTTTGCGCGGAGAGTCGTTGAAGATGTACTCGATCCGAGCGATCTGATCGTAGAGAACAAGACTACGCCTGAGAAGCTGTGGGCCGAGATGGCCGAACGGAGTGAACAGATAGGGAAGTGTCATGTGGTTGTTAACGTTAGCGAGCTTGTCACATTCTTCGGGCGGGAAGGGTACTCTATGGGACTACCTGCTCTATTTACTGATCTGTACGACTGTCCTGAACGCCGTGTCGGTGGTGGCAGTGTTAGTCATGGTATGCTTCCTATAACAAATCCATTCGTCACACTACTATCGGGGAGTACAGAGAAATGGCTAGTGCAAGCGATGAACCCAACCGTGATCGAAGGGGGTTTCACGTCACGTTGTCTATTTATTTCCTCGGGACAACGGAAGAAACTTATGCCTTGGCCGAGCGAGTCAGGAGCGCAGTTAAGCAACTTAAAGGAGTGGTTGATGTCCGTGAAGGAGTTTGCGCGCTCCCAGAGACGGCTGACCTTGAGTACAGAGGCGATGAACTATTTCGCGACGTGGTACAAGACAAGGAAGTATAGTAAGGATGCCTACTCACGATCATTCGAGAGCCGAGAAGACGGTCATGTACTACGCACTGCTGCTTGTGTAGCACTAGCTGATAGGAGAGGCGTCATATCGCAGGACGATATCGAACTAGGTATCATTGCGATATCAGTAGCGAAGAACTCTGGTCAGCGTCTCTTTAGAGATGGCGTCTTTGATACACGAATGATCGATGGTATCGACAAGGTGCGTGAGATCTTGCTACAGGCTGGTAAGGACGGCATTAAGAACAACGTCCTCTTCCATAAGACACGATACGTAATGAAGGCAGTTGAGTACAATGCACTACTTGATACTATGACTGAGTATGGAGCAGTACGGAAATGGATAGTCAGTCCGTCCGGTACTCGTGGCGGTAGACCATCGACGTACTATGTAGCGACAACGAAGTTATTGCAGCCGGATATATGGAAGAAGATCACATCCCTGGTAGGGTCAGGGGCACCCGTTGTGGAGCTTGAAGGGTCGCACGACGAGCCGACAGCTTCGTGGCTGCAAGAAGAGCCTCAGGAGAAAACTTCGCCCCGTATTTCTGAAGAAACTGCTTTCCAAATCGATTTTCAAGATCACCCATCACCTGTTGATAAATAGTGTAACGCATATTGTCGAGCTTGTTCACCTTTAGGGCTGTCTGCTGCGCCTGCATGTGTCTCTCTTTGGGAGTCTTATCAGGCGCAGACCCTACTTGTGCAGCTTCGTGTAATGCACGAGCATCGATACGTTCTTTAGTGACACCGTTCATCTGACCAGAGAATAGACGAGTGTGTATTTCGCCGACGATGTTGGCCAGCATTGGATCGTCTAGCTCTTCCCCGACTGATACACCGGGCTGGTTACGTAGGCGATCTACAGTATTGCCGCGTCGTCTCATTGCGTCTTGGTTAGAGTATTGCTTATTGATCTGTGCAAGCGTCTGCATCTGCTTGCCAAGTTCCTTAGCGACTGGTGTGAAGATGAAGTTACGTGCTACGTCTGGGAACAGCATGTTAGAGTGGGTCATCGATGCCTTCTCTTGAGTGATAAAGTGCTCAAGAGCGTCACCAGTACCCTTAACGACGCCACCCTTAGGACGCTGTATGGTTTCGAGACCTACGTTAACAGCCGATACAGCATGTTGTGCAGTGACACCGTACAGGGCACCGATCGTATCGTAGAAGGTACGAGAGATCGAGCTACCCGGACTCATCATGTCGGAGTTAGCACCAGACATTCTGTTCTCTGGCATCTTACGTAGTGGAGACTCACCGTAGAGTAGGTGGCTAGGCTTAACCTCGTGTCCTGATAGACCTCCGAAGAGATTGAGTGGCGGTAGTGATTGACCGAATATACCGTCGATCACAGCGTGCATATCACGAGATGTATTAGGTGGTACGATGCGTCCCCTAGAAACCTCTTCAGTTGGTAGGCCGACATGCTTGAGCCAGCCGAGTGCCAAGAGACCGTTTAGGACTGGAATGGTGAATGCGAATAGTTCTGGTGATTGACTGATGCGCCAGATTTGTGACTTATCGAATGGCTCTGTATGTCCCATCGCACGTCTGACTGCTACAACAGGGTTCCAGAAGTAGAAGCCAGTCAATCGTCGCTCATCTGTCTCTACATTCCATAGCCAATGAGCAGCTTCGGGACTAGATGTAGTAATAGAGTGCAATCCGTAGATCGCGGGTAGTATAGCTCCCATCATAAGGCGATAGCTGGTAGCTATCGGGTTCTTATGCATCTTACCGACCACCCAACGTGATCCTTGTAAGGCGACGTTACCGAACATCGTTGTAGAGAGAGCACGATTTACCCATTGGACACCAGAATGACGCTGGTAGTCGCCACCGATGGTACGAACTTCGTTGGCGATAGCTTCGCGTGTCTCTTTCGGTATACTCTTGTATGCCTTCTTAAGTTCGTACTCATAGAGCTTCTTATTAGTAGAGAAGGACATCTCCTTAGCTGTATCATGTATCATAGCGAAGAGGTTCTTGTACTTCGCAATCCAACTCTGCTCCTGTGGGAGCATGTTCTTACCCATCTTAGTTAGTTCGCGTTCGTATCCTTTCACGTCGCTAAGAATGTTAGTCTGCCCAATACGCATATGAGCCATCTGGTACATATGAGAGGCTTGTAGTGAGTCCGCGAGTATCTTGGCAGTCTGACTGACGAGCGGACGTAGACCGGCGTTGTTGGCCCAGATCGCCATAGTGGAACTGTTACGGATCAAGGACTGTTCGATGTTCTTAGCGGCTGCTACGGATGCCTCACCAGCCATATGGATTGCAACACGCTTGATGAATGTAGCAGGGAGACGGACAGCGTTGTTGATTAGGAAGTCGCCGCCTGCCACTGAGTTAGCGAGGAACTGAATGATCGGATTTTCTTTCTTCATTCCCATTGCAATGCCAGCCTTCATCATGGCTGCACTGAATGGGCCACCTGCTATGCTAGGATTACGGAAGAACGCCATCGCTGTAGCATCCCACGGTTGGGATGTTAGTGCGAAGAACGGCTTCACGATAGGGCCAGTTACCCATGCCTGACTAAACTTACGAGCCTCATTGAGTATCGGTACTACTGCCGCGGGTGCGAACTCGAATGATTGCTTAACGAGCGGTGATCCGTGTTGAACGATGACGAAATCACCGTTCTCATAGTAGCCAGTTCTGGAGTTATGCTTTGCCGCCTTAGCTAGTTCTTTATCGATCTCATTAGCCTTTACGCCGATCTGATGAGACGGTATGCGATTGACCTCCTTAATGTACTTACCGTTTATATTCTTCGGTGATGCTAGTGCGACGTGTGCCCATTCTCGTGTCGCTGTGTTACCACTAATCGATTGTTGAGAACGAATAAGGTTAATGAGCATCTGTTGCATAGGCTCGAAGGGAGCGTTGACACGAGCTTCTGCTGGACCCGTCTGATGTGGAATACGTGGTAGTTCGTATGCCTTGTTGTCCTTGTTATATAGGTCGCTCATGTAGCCACGACGATACTCTCGCTCTGTGGCACCACGGAATAGAATGCCTCGACCTCTCCCCATCTCATTAAGTTGATCGGGTGCCCACTGGTTCTTAGCCCATGCTAGTTTTCGCTCTACGATGGACATGCCACCGAGTGGGTTCTCTTCGTGGTGTGTTAGGCCGAGACGGAAGTGTGTTCGTTCTTTAATGTAGGCAGCCTTAGAGATCACACCGGCCTT